CCAACCGTCCGTCGGTTGACGTGGACCTGAACGAAGCCACCCTGCTGAACGGCATGATCTCGGTTCGTACGAGCTTCAAGGATCAGGCTGGTCTGAAGGTCTTCGCGCGTGCCCGCAAGCTCGTCGTTCCCCCGCAGCTTGAGCCGGTTGCCATCCGCCTCACCCAGACGGAACTGCGCCCGGGCACTGCGGACAACGACGTGAACGCGATCAAGGGCACCAGCGGCGGTCTGCCGGAAGGGTTCCTCACTAACGACTTCCTGACCTCGTCGCGCAACTGGTTCCTGCTGACCAACATCGACGGCCTGTCGTACATGGAACGCATCAAGTTCGAGACGGACATGCAGGTGGACTTCGTGACCGACAACCTTCTGGTGAAGGGTTACGAGCGCTACTCGTTTGGCTACTACAATTGGCGCGCTATCTGGGGCTCGCTCCCGTCTTAATCTGGGCCAAGGCCCCTCTTTCGAGGGGGGGCCACAATGAAAGGAAAAGCCAATGGGTGCTTCTCATTTTACCGGCCCTCTTATTTCGGGTCCGATCCTGAATACCTCGGGCACTACGCTCGGGCAGGACGTGGCCGACACCGGCTACGTTGTGATGGCTCAGGCCCAGTCGGTCACTCAGGCGGGGTCGACAACCGCCCTCGCTACGGGTGTCGTCGTCCCGGCTTACAGCCTTATCGTTGGCATTGACGTGCTGGCGAGCACTGGCTGGGCAAGCTCGGCCACTGTTAGCGTTGGCACCTCTGCCACTGCGACTGAGCTTGTCAGTGCGGCTACTGGCCCGCAGGCGATTGGTCTGTCCAATCTCTCTCCGGGTACCGATGCAACACGGACCGGCAAGTGGATCAACGTAGGTTCGAGCGACGTTCGCATCTTCGTTCTCTCGAGCGGCGGTACCGGCGGTGTCGGCACGCTTGTCGTTCGTTATGTCCAAGCCATCAATGCCCCGTAATCCGTAGGAGGATCATATGAAGGGTCGCAAGGGTCGTGCTACGGGTGGCGAAGCCACTGTTGGCACTAAGGAATATGAGCAGGATCTCGCTCACAAGAACCAGCGTTACACCTACCAGAGCAAGGTGAACGACGCTGCCGAAGAGCGTAAGCACGGTGGCAAGACTGTCGGCAAGGCTGACGGCATGGCCGCCAAGAAGCACGGTGGGCGCACGGCTCGCAAGTCGGGTGGCCGCACGGGCTCCAACATGAACCCGCTGTCTTCGGCTGCTTCGGGTACCGCCCCCGCCGGGCGCAAGATCCAGATGAACTAAGTGGTGGGGCTTCGGCCCCACTCTTTTCTTTCCCGAGGGCATCATGGCTAAGACACCAGCTTGGACCCGCTCAGCAGGGAAAGACCCCAGCGGCGGCCTGAACGACAAGGGGCGCGCTTCGCTGAAGGCAGCGGGGCACGACATCAAGAGGCCGGTTACCTCAAAACAGGCTCAAAAATCTGATGCTGACGCCGAAAGGCGAGAAAATTTCAAAAAACGTATGTGCGGCATGAAAAATAAGCTCACTTCTGATAAAGTGGCTAATGATCCAAACAGCAGGATCAATAAGTCGCTTAGAAGGTGGGATGTCGAATGCTAACATGTGCCCGCTGCAAGCAGCAAAAACCGGAAACACTGGAATTTTTTCCACCGCATAAGCGGAAAACCAATGGGTTGGATAGCTGGTGCCGCACGTGTCGGTCTGAATACAGAAAACAGACTAGGCTCCCTAATGGCATCAAGCCTGAAGAGCATAATAGGGCGTACGCCGCCAGAGAAACCGGCGTATGTGTAATATGCGGACAAACTGTTTTTGTCGTTATTGATCACGATCACGCCACGGGCATGGTGCGTGGGGCTTTATGCACAAACTGCAATCTGGGTTTAGGGCACTTTAAAGATGACCCCGAGCTTCTGGAATTTGCGGCTTTATATCTAAAAGGTCAGTGCGCCTGCGGTAATTGCAAACCAGTTTGGGGCGGCTTGCCTCTGTTCTCTCACAAGGAACATTAAAATGCCCATGAAAAAGGACATTCCTGTCTGGGAGAAGGGTCTCCCTAAAGACCACAAATCGAAGCCCATGACGACTAAGCAGGTGGCTCAGGCGAAGGCCATGGCCCGCTCTGCTGGACGGCCCTACCCGAATGCGGTAGACAATATCAGGGCCTCAAAAGCCTCGAAAAGAGCTAATTCACAAGGAGCGCGCTGATGCGCCCGATTACTGTCACTGTGGGCCCGCTGGTTGCAGCTTCTGCAAATGCGATTTGCCTCTCGCAGACCCCGTCGGCAGGCGCTCTGACGCTGAATGGCGCTCGTGCGTCTGGAGGCGTGGCAACGCTGGACACGGCTCGGCGGGTGTTGATCACCTGCACGGGCAATGAAAGCGCCAAGACGTTTACGATCAGTGGCACGTCGTGGTCTGGCAGCACCCAGTCCGAGATCTTGGCGGGTACGAACGCCAGCACGTCCCAGTCGGTTCTGGATTACAAGACCGTAACCTCGATCACGATCAGCGCGACTGCAGCTAATGCGCTCACCGTGGGCACGAATGCCGTGGCGTCTTCGCCTTGGGTGGCGCTTGATAGCTGGGCGATGCCGATGACGGCCATCCAGTGTACGGTAAGCGGATCGGTCAGTTACACCGTTCAGCAGACGCTGGACGACCCCAACAGCCTGATCTCGCCTGTGGCTCCCGCCTTGGTGACGTGGGTCAATCATCCCGACGCCAATCTGGTTGGTGCGTCGACGACTGTGCAGGGCAATTACGGGTACGCGCCTGTGTTTGTGAAAGTGACGCTGAACAGCGGCACGGGTGTGGTGACGGCGACAATCTCTCAGGCGAGTGTTGTGCCCTCGTAAGGAGGCTCGTAAATGGCGGGTCTTTCGACTAATGCTCCCGGCCTTTGGGGTGGCTTTGCAGGGCTCCTGTACGGCTCCACCTCGCTGTCTACGCCTCCGGGCTTTTTGGCTGACGCGACACCTGCGTGGGTCTTGCCCGGCGCAGCGCTGGATCTCGACTTCGCTGACAGCCTTGGGTACAACTCCCGCAACCTAGCGACGACCACCCCCGACAGCATCCTCACGTACACGTCCCCCTCGCCGAAGCTGGTCTATGGGTCGGATGGGGTGCTGAGGTATGCGCCGCATAATTTTTTCGTGCGAAGTGAAGATTTTTCTAACGCGTCTTGGGTAAACGGGCCTATATATAGCGGTACAAGGGTTAATGGAAGTGTCAGTGTTAGTGCGAATGACGGGTATGTTTACGTCCGGCAGAATTTTTCAGCACTCAACAAGGCGTGCGTTGCTTCTTACGAAGTAACTTGTGATACAACGGTAGCAAATGTCCCCATCGTTTTTTCTGACGGCTCCGTAAACTATCCCGTAGTCACAAGTTTTGTAGCAGGTGTCCCACAAAGAATAACAAGTCCCGCGTTTACACCCGGCTCTTTCGCCAGCGTGGGCATTGACCTTAGAGACTTTGTTGCTCCCGGTGGCTCAAATACAACGGGATATACGATTACGTTCAACAAGGCGCAGCTACAGCTCACTCCCAACCACTCCAACACCTACATCCCCACAACCTCCGCCGCAGTGTACTCCCTTCCCATCGACCATGACCCCATCACGTTCGATCCATTGGGTGTGCTGATTGAGGAACAGAGAACTAACCTGCTGTTGCGTTCGCAGGAGTTTGATAGAGCGGCGTGGATTAAGAGCTTTGGTGGTACTGGTTCAACGGTAGTTGTAACTGCAAACTACGGAACTGCCCCTGATGGGACAATGACAGCCGATAGAGTACAGCTGGATAAGGGAGCAGGCGCCACACTTTCAGATCAATCTTTAATACAACAAACAATTCCATCAGGCGTGCCTGTAGCCAATTCATATTGGATTAAGACCGCCGATGGAAGTACAAAGACCGTAGCACTAAGAGTTAACAACACCTACACGTTGTGTGTTATTACAGGTGACTGGCAAAGGTTTTTTACAACAGAGCCAACCTGCTCATTTGCCCAGATTATTTTGCGTGGCACAACTGGAACAAGTGATAGCGCTGACCTGCTTGTATGGGGCGCTCAACTCGAAGCAGGTTCCTTCCCAACTTCTTACATTCCGACAGTTGCCTCACAGGTTACTAGGGCTGCGGATCAGATCAGCATCCTGACGAGTGCGTTTGGGTATAATGCGGTGGCTGGTAGTTTGTTTGCGGAAGTACGAGCGGCTAACCTTAGTGTTTCTCGCCGCATAGCGGTGCTCTACAATGATGCGTCCAATCGAATTGCGCTCAATCTGGACAACGGAAGCCAGCTATTTGTCCGCACATTGGGGAGCACTGTGGCGTCCGTTGATGGTGGCACATTTACTGTTGGTCAAAGCGATAAAGTCGCCGTGGCGTTCACAACTGACGATTATGTTGCGACCGTTAATGGGGCAGCTGTTGGAGTGGACCCGGACGGAGGAGCAATGCCTTCTGGCATTACAGTCCTACAAGTTGGGAACCAAGCTGGCATCGAACAAACCAACGGCCACATCAAACGCCTCACCTACTTCCCAACGCGCAAGACTGACGCAGAACTACAGGCGCTCTCAACATGATTATTGATCTAATGGTATGGGCACCAACCCGCGAACAGTTCATCAAAGGCATGGTCGCGAACGGCCTCGCCACCTATGAGGACGAAACACTCCTCCCGACCGAAGGCGTGATGATCGACGAACTCGGGCCGATCACCAAGACCCCGGCTACGGAAGATACTCCCGCTGTCATCGTCGATGGGCATCACGTCAACCTCCGCGCCTACGGACAGTTCGCCGAGCAGGTGACCTACGGCCTGCCGCAGGAGGGCGATGTCTTCCAGCGCACGCACCTGCTCCAGATCATCCAAGACCTCGACTTCAAGCCGATCACCGAGGAAGGCGTCCCGGCTGGATACGAAGGGCCGAATGGCGTGCGGCTGTTCGATCCCGGCGTAATCAACCGTCGCGCCCGCGTGTGGGCGTAGTGCCATGAACCTGAATAGAGGCGCATCATGACAACGAGCGGCAGCTATAATTTTAACCCCGGAATGGGGGAACTCGTTTTGTACGCGTATAACCAGATTGGTATACGCAACACGTCGATTGTGCAGGAGCACCTCACCACGGCCAGAATGGCTGTGAACATGATGTTGGCGAGCTTCAGCAATCAGGGCGTTAACCTGTGGAAGGTTGATCTGGTTACGGTTCCGCTGGTTCAGGGCCAGTCCACCTATGCCGTGGATCCCAGCACGGTTGTCATCCTCGACGCGTATGTAACCATCGATAACGGGGCTGGTGCGCCCATTGACCGGATCATCTTGCCCGTCAGCCGCACGGAGTACTCGAGCTATCCCAACAAGCGGCAGCAGGGCTTCACGACGACCTATTGGTTTGATCGCCTGACGAGCCCGACGGACATGGTGGGTCCGGGCGACGACGAGGTTCCGCCTGTGACTGGCCCGCAGGTGACCGTGTGGCCCGTCCCCGATGGCAGCAGCGCTCAGTACCTGAAGTACTACCGGCTCGTGCAGTCGCAGACCTCGAACTACGCTAACGGTCAGACGGTCGACATCCCGTTCCTATGGATGGAGGCGTTTGCTGATGGCCTTGCATACCGTCTGGCTAAGATCTGGAACCCCCAGATGGCTGTCGGCCTGAAGGCGGCGGCTGACGAGGCATACCAGATAGCTGCGGCTCAGAACGTAGAAACTGCGAATTACTTCATCTCCCCGCAACTCGCCGGTTACTTCCGGGCCTGATAGGAGTGGGTCATGTCATACGCTTCAAAACAGGGCCGGGCACGCGCAAATCCGGCAGCGCCGACTGCGGCAGGCATATGTGACAGATGCGGCTTTGTTCACCAGCACTCTGACCTGCGCTGGCAGTACGACTGGCGCGGCGCCTCGCTGGCCAACATCCGCCTGCTGGTGTGCAACACCTGTTACGACAACGCGCAGCCGCAGCTTCGGGCAATCGTCATCCCTGCGGATCCCGTACCAATTCAAAACCCGCGTACGCAGGATTTTGTGGCGGCGTCAGCAGGGCCTGTGCCATTGATCTCTATGGCGCAAAGCCCCGAGCCCTCAGGCGGGTTTCTGAGCGTTCCGCCTGACGATGAAGCGCCGTGAAAACGCAACCTCTTTGCTGGATAGAGATAGATGCCTCCTGACGTTGATATGCAAACATGGGTCAACATAATTGCCACTGTGGCAATCGCTGTTGGAGGGTGGTTTGGCCGATCCCTGTGGGATGCGGTTGATAAGCTGAAGAACGACATCCACCAGATTGAGGTCGATCTCCCAAACAATTACATCCAGAAAAATCAGTTTTCTGATGGGATGAAGGAGATCAAGGAGATGCTGATCCGGATCTCAGAAAAACTCGACGGCAAAGCGGACAAATAGCCTTAAGGAGGCGAACATGCAGACGAACGCTGAAGGTCTTTCCCTGATCAAGATCTTTGAGGGCTTGAGGCTCAAGGCCTATAAAGACCCCGTCGGCATCCTGACCATCGGGTATGGCCACACCTCTGCTGCAGGTGCCCCGGAGGTCAAGCTCGGCATGGTGATCACTCGAGAAGAGGCCGAGGCCATGCTTCGGAGGGATCTCGTGACGTATGAAAAGGCGGTAGCCGATGCCGTCAAGGTTACCTTGACCAGCAACCAGAACTCAGCCTGCGTTTCGCTCTGCTACAACATTGGGCCCGGCAATTTCAAAAAATCCTCCGTCCTGCGCTTTATCAATCAGGGCAGGTTTGATGATGCGGCTGATGCCTTCCTTCTCTGGAACCGCGCTGGCGGAAAGATCCTTTCCGGCCTCGTGAAGCGCCGCGCCGCTGAGGCTGCGTTGTTCATCAAGGGGAGCGGCAGTGTCGACACCCCGGAGGAAGAGCGGGCCCCGGTGGAGGCCGCAACCGGCAAGCCCTCGATCCTCAGCACGACCAACGTCGCCGCTGGCGTAGCTGCTGCCGCAACGATCAGCGCCTCTGCCAAGGAGATCGCCAACAATGCCTCGGCTGTGTTCTCCGGGCAGAACATGATCGGCGTTCTCGCCGTCGTCGTGCTGGGTGCCTTGGGCTGGATCGTTTACCAGCGGTATGTCCACAAGCGTGACTGGGGTATCTGATGCTCTCGCTGCTCACCAAGTTGCTGGCCGGGCCGCTGATCGACAAGATCGTCGGCATTTTCGGCGCCATGCAGGATCGTAAGGTCTCAGAGGCGGAAATCCGCGCTGAGGTCGAGAAGCAGGTGCTCGGCACGATTGCGGAGGTGACGCGGACGCAGGGCGACGTGATCATGGCGGAGATGCGGGGCGAGAGCGCGCTCCAGCGGCTCTGGCGCCCGGTCACGGCTCTGCTGTTCGTGTTCATCGTCTTCTGGTTTGGCTTCCTCCAGCCGCTATTCGTGGGCTGGTTTGGCCTGCCACCGCTGCGCGTGGGAGACACGCTGCTTCTCCAAATCATAGACTTGGTAAAATTGTGCTTGGGCGGCTATATTGGGGGCAGAACACTCGAAAAGATCGTCTCCACCGTAAAGGGGTAAGGCCATGACCACCGGCTTGAGCTATGACGGCACCGTCGCTGGAACGACCAGCTACGTGGCCCAGATCGCCAACATGGCCGTCGTGGACCCTGCCAACCCTGAATTTCTGGTCATACTCCCGCAGGCGATCACGTACGCCGAGAACCGCATCTATCGTGACCTTGATTTTCTCGTCACCAGCGTGGCGCAGACGTTCACTCTGACGGCGGGAAGTAGGAAGCTCCAGCTTGCCGGGTATCCGTTTGTGGTGAGCGAGCAGATCAACATCATCACGCCGGTCGGGCAGACGGATCCGGACGGCGTGGCGGCTACCCGAAGCCCATGCCTGCCCGTCACGAAGGAGTTCCTCGACGCGGTCTATGGCTCGTCTGCCGTGGCCAACCGAGGCGTGCCGCAGTATTTCGCGCCGTTCAACGACAATCTCTTCTATCTGGGGCCCGCCCCGGACGCGGCCTACACCGTCGAGGTTGTGGGGACTGAGCGCCCCGCGAGCATGTCGGCCACGAACCTCAGCACGTTCATCAGCCTGTACCTGCCCGATCTGCTGATCATGGCGTCCATGATCTATGTCGCGGCCTACCAGCGCAATTTCTCGTCGGCTGGCGGCAACGATCCGCAGATGCCCGTCACCTACGAAACGCAGTACCAGACGCTGCTCAAGGGGGCGACGGTCGAGGAAGCCCGCAAGAAGTACGAGGCTTCTGGGTGGACGTCTCAGTCCCCGTCGGTCGTTGCAACGCCGACCAGAGGCTAATAGATGCCCCACGCAACTATGAAATTGATCCCGGGCGTCGATCAAAACCGGACGCCAACGCTGAACGAGGCTGCAATCTCGTCGTGCAACCTTATCCGGTTTCAGCCTGATCGGCAGGGCATGGCGTTGCCGCAAAAGCTGGGGGGATGGACCAAATTTTACAACGGCGTCGTCCCGGGCGTCCCTCGGAACCTGTGGGCGTGGCAGGACGCTTACGCTGATCCGTATCTGGCTATTGGATCGACTACCGGCCTGTACGCGATCAACAGCGGCGGCGCGCTTCTTGGCATCAGCGGGCAGTACTACACGGTCAGCAAGCCCGTCTCTGTGTCGACCACAGCAGGGTCCGCGACGGTCTCCATCGTGGATGATGAAGCCAATATCCTGAGCGGTGACACGGTTTTTATCAAGACGCAGATTGCCGTGGGCGGCCTTGTCCTGTTTGGCAATTATCAATGCACGTACGTCGACCCTGACACGTATCGGATCGAGGTCGTTGACGCTGCGGGATACCCCGTTTTTGCTACGTCGACCGTATCCAACGGCGGCGCCGTTCCGCAATTCACCACGGTGAGCGGCAGCAATATCGTCACGGTCACGCTGGCCAGCCACGATTATCAGGTAAACCAGTTTTTCCCGGTCTTGGTCCCCACGACTTTTAACGGCATCACTCTTTCGGGCAACTACGTCATCCAATCCGTGACGGGGGCCACCACCTTCACCATCAATGCGTCTAACAGCGCCACGGCAAGCGGCTCCGCCTCCCTAAACAGCGGCCTTGCTCAGTACGAGTATTACCTCGGGAACACCGTCGCCCCTTCGGCTGCCGGGTTCGGCACGGGCGAATTTGGCGTCGGCACTTTCGGCATCGGCACCATTCCATCGGATGGCCGCGAGTACGACATCGTCAACGTGCAGCCATCCACGCCGTCTGCCGGGTTCGTGACCTACACCATCGGCGATGCAGGAAATCGCGCACTGATCGAGGTGCCTGCCGGGTCCGAGTTTACGGTTTCAGGCGTGACGCCTTCGAATTACAACAGCGTCAACCCGTTCAGCGTGGTTTCGTCGACGCGTGGAAGCCTCTCGGGCGACACCAGCACACTGGTAATCGCATCAACCGAAACGGGCGCGTATAGCTCGGGCGGCACGGTCACATTCACCAGCTACGCCACCGGCAGCGCCACGGACTGGTCTTTGGGCAACTGGGGCGAGACGCTGATCTCTTGCCCGCGCAACAACGGCATCTACCAGTGGGATCCGCAGCTGGGATCTGCAAGCTCCGCCCTGATCCCCACGGCGCCCATTGCCAATCAGGGCATGTTCATTGCCATGCCGCAGCGCCAGATCGTCGCCTATGGGTCGACCTACAATGGCATCCAGCAGCCGCTGCTGGTCCGCTGGTGCGACATTGGCAACTTCAATGTCTGGTCGCCGCAGGTCACAAATCAGGCGGGCTCCTACATCATCCCCAAGGGGTCGCGCATCGTCGGCGGCATCCAAGGCCCGCAGCAGGGGCTCATCTGGACCGACCTCGGCGTCTGGGCCATGCAGTACGTCAGCCAGCCCTACATCTACCAGTTCAACGAGATCGGCGCCGGGTGCGGGATGGTCGCCGAGAAGGCTGCTGGTGCCATCAACGGTGACGTCTACTGGATGGGCCTGAAGCAGTTCTTCAAGCTCGCTGGCAGCGGCGTCGAGCCGGTGAATTGCCCGGTCTGGGATGTGGTGTTCCAGAACCTAAATATGGACTACGCAGACAACATCCGTGTGGCGGTGAATTCCAGCTTCCACGAGATTGCGTGGTACTACCCGTCGAACGACAGCGTGAACGGCGAGAACGACAGCTACGTGAAGCTGAACGTGCTCATCAACCAGTGGGACTACGGCACGCTGGATCGGGCTGCGTGGCTCGATCAGAGCGTCCTTGGCCAGCCTATCGGTGCCTCGCCCACGGGGTACATTTACCAGCACGAAGTGTCGCTCAACGCCGATGACCAGCCGATGGCATCGAGTTTCCGCACGGGCTTCTTCCAGATGTCCGAAGCCGAGCTAAAAATGTTCGTGGATCAGGTCTGGCCCGACATGAAGTGGGGCTATTACAACGGGGCCAAAAACGCCGCTGTGGGGATCACTTTCCACGTGGCGGACTACCCCGACGGGCAGGTCTCGAGCTACGGCCCGTACACCCTGACGGAGGCTACGACCTACATCACGCCTCGCTTCCGTGGGCGCCTCGTGTCCATCGAGATCTCGAGCAATGACCTTGATACCTTCTGGCGCCTCGGTGGGATAAGGTACCGCCTGCAACCCGATGGGAAGTTCTGATGCCCGCCAGTCTCGACGACATCCTCACAACCCAGAAAAACGGCGTGGTGGCGATCAACACGCTGGGCAACTACGTGAACAACATACTGACCTTCACCAAGGGCAACAGCTTGTCGCGGGTTCCGATGTCGACCGGCACCACGACCCTCTACACCGTGAACCCGGGCCTGCAGTTCACGGTGAACGACATCGAGATCTGCAACGCGTCGGCTGCACCTGCGACCTTCACGATCTATCTCGTGCCGTCCGGGGGGAGCGCGAGCGCGGGCAACGCTCTGTTCTTCAGCGCGCCAATCCCGGGCAACACGACCGTGCAGTGGACGGGTAATCAGGTGCTGGGAGCGGGCGGAACGATCCAAGCTTCGGCCTCAGCGACGACTGTGACCGTCATGTTCAACGGAGGGCAGGGCTGATGACTATCTCCGTTTATCCGCCGTACGGGTCTTCCAGCGCAAAGCCAAGCTACGTCGCGTTTGGCGGCACGACTGTTGACGCCTTCGGGCGCCTACGCGTGTCTCAGCCGTACACGCTGTTTGACAGCCAGTCGCGCTACGCCGCTGACCCGGCTTTTAGCTATTCGACCTCCGGCACAGGCGCGACGACGACATGGCAAACCAATAAATCGTCGGTAAACCTTTACCCGGGGACCAGCGCGACCGGCAGCGCCGTGGCTCAGTCGTTCCGGTCGTTCCCGTATCAGCCGGGAAAGAGCCTGCTCACGCTTCAGACATTTACGTTGGCGGCACAGCAGGCGGGGCTGACGCAGCGCGTCGGGCTTTTTAACACCGCGAACGGCGTCTATCTGGAGCAGGCTGGCACGTCTCTGCCGACCGGCGTCTCTCTCAACATCAGAAGCGCCAGCGGCTCAGGCAACCAGCAGGCGCTGAAGAGCGCATGGAATGTTGATAAATTCGACGGCACCGGCCCCAGCGGCGTGACGCTCGATCTGACCAAGACGCAGATTTTCTTTATCGACATCGAGTGGCTTGGCGTTGGTTCTGTCCGATGCGGGTTCGTCGTTAATGGCGTGCTGTACGTGGCTCATATTTTCAACAACGCCAACATCCAGTCGTTCGTCTACATGACCACGGCCATCCTGCCGATGCGCTTTGAAATCACGACCACCTCCATCCCCACCGGCACCCCTGTCCTTCAGCAAATCTGCTCCAGCGTCGTCTCTGAGGGCGGGTACGAGCAGACCTCGCAGGTGTACAATGCGCGGCTGACGACGCCTTATGCGTCAACCCTTACGACCACCTTTGTGCCCTTGATCTCCATACGGTTGAATTCAAGCTTTCTGGGCGCAATCGTGATCCCGTCTGCCATCACGGGGTTCCCGATGGTTAACGGAGATTATGAGTTTGCTCTGGTCAAAAACGCCACCGGCTTGACCAGCGCCTCATGGGCCACGACGCTCGCCGCAGGGCAGGTGGATGTGGACACCGCCGCCACGGCGATGACAATTGCCTCCACAGATCAGATCGTGCAGCAGAGCTTTGCGACTTCGTCCGCTCAATCGACGGCAAGCGCTTTTGTCCCGACTGGATATAACTGGGATCTGCAGCTTGGCGTCTCGTTGGCTAACGCGAGCGACACCTATACCCTTGCAGCCCGTACGGTGCAGGGAACAGCCGCCCCCGGCAGCACGGGCGTAGCCGTCGGCAATATCGCCTTCTACAACCTCACGGTGTAATCATGCCTCTCAAGCACGGCTCTTCTCGGGAAACGATCAGCGGCAACATCAGCGAGATGATGCACGCTGGGCGTCCGCAGGATCAGGCGGTAGCGGCTGCGCTGAGCACGGCGCGTGAGGCCCACGCTCGAGGGTCTCAGGTCTCCCGGCCCAAGGGCGGCGCCACAGGGAAGGTGCATGTCGGGCCGATCCACAGCAACGTAGCGGGGCGCACCGATCACCTGCCGATGCACGTGAAATCCGGCTCCTACGTGATCCCGGCGGACATCATCTCTGCCATGGGCGAAGGCAACAGCATGGCCGGGTTTAAGATCGCCAATAGCATTTTCAGCAAAATGCCCTATGGGGCTCCGAATATCGGGGCAGATATGCCCTACGATGCGCCCGCCGTCGCAAAGGCGGGTGGTGGCGAGGTGGATACGGTACCCATCGTCGCTGCTGGTGGAGAGTACGTTATTCCTCCGGAGGATGTCGTGAAGATCGGGGAAGGAGACCTCGATCATGGGCATCAGATTTTGGATGAATTCGTAAAAAAGTACCGGGCGAAGACCATAAAGACCCTGCAAAAGCTCCCGCCGCCAAAGCGCGATTAGGAAAGATTAAGCATGACAGACGCCACAGGCGCCCCCGCAGTTCGTGTAGGAACCCCCGCAGATCTCGACGGCATGATGCACTTGGCGCTCGACGCCACGCAGGAAAACGCCTTCATCTCACCGGACGTCTCCAAGCTCCTCAAAACCATGTGGGGCGCCCTGACTAGGCAGAACGGCATCGTGGGGATCATCGGGAGGCCGGGTGAGGCTTTTGAAGGCGCGATCCTTTTGGTTTTTGGAGAGCTATGGTACAGTCACGAACCTGTACTGGAAGAACGAGCGGTGTTTGTGGCGCCAGAATATCGCAACGCGAAGGGTGGCCGGGCTCGCAAACTGTGTGAGTTTGCGAAAACGGCATCCGAGGAGCTTGCTATTCCGCTATCCATCGGCGTGCTTTCAAACAGCCGGACTGAAGCGAAAATCCGCTTGTATGAGCGGATGTTTGGGCAGCCTGCGGGCGTTTATTTTCTCTATGGGGCCAAGACCGGCCTCAGCGAACCTTCTAGCGAGATCCCATAATGTCTGGCGGCGGAAAAACTCAAACCTCCACATCTTCCGTACAGATCCCGCCGGAGGTGCTTGCCCGCTATAACGCGGTCAATGCGAGGGCCGAAAACGTAGCGTCGACGCCGTTTCAGGCATATTCCTACGATCCCAATGCCTTTGTTGCGCCGATGACGGAAACGCAAAATGCGGCAATTGGCCAGATCGGGCAGGCGTCCGGCATGGCGCAGCCTTACTTCCAGACCGGTGCTGCAGCGACGTTGGGCGGCATGGGCTCCGCCAATCTGGGCGAACTCGACACCAACAAGTACATGAGCCCGTATCTGCAAAACGTGGTGCAGAGCACGGCGGACATTCTGGGCCAGCAGAACCGGCAGGACATGTCTGGCGCGCTTGGTACGGCCATCCAGTCGGGTGCTGGGTTTGGTGACCGGTCCGGCATTGCCGCCGCCAACCTGAACCGGCAGCAGATGATGGGCATGGGCAGCACCATCGGAAACCTGCTCAATCAGGGCTACATGCAGGCTCAGGGCGTTGCCCAGCAGCAGCAGAGCGCGGATCTTGCGTCTCGGCAGGCGAACCTTGCCCGGCTATTGCAGGGCGGGCAGAGCATCGGTCAGTTGGGTGCTGGCGCTCAGGGTGCCGCCTTGGCGGGAAGTCAGGCCCTGCTTGGTGCTGGCACGCAGGAGCAGCAGACCGAGCAGGCGGGTAAGTCTGCCCTCTATAACCAGTACCAGCAGGAACGCGCTTATCCGTTCCAAACCACTCAGTTCCTTGGCAACATTGGTATGGGTACGGGCGCCCTGTCCGGCTCGACCACGACGGAAACGAAACCTGCCGGGTTCTTCTCTGGCCTCAAGCGCGGCGGGAAGGTCGTCGAGGGCGTCAGCTACCGGCGCGGCGGTCTCGTCCCCGAGAGCATGGGCGGGCACGTCAACGCAGGGCACATGGGCGAGGGCTACGCCGACGGCGGCGCTCCGCAGATGAATTATGCCTCCATGGTCATGCAGCAGCTTTTCGGCGGCATGGACCCGAATGCAGGGGCCTATGGGCAGGGTAATACAGGGATAGGCATGAGCGGGTTTGTACCGCCAGCGAACCTGCCGGTCGGCCAGCTTAACCCTGCAAAAATCTCGCAGAGCGCCCCGCAGACTTCTATCTCTGATTTGGTCGACACCGGGGGGAAGATTTATGAGGGCGCGAAAGAGGCCGGGAAATGGTGGGACGAGAACAAACCGAAGTCACCTTCTGTCGACCCCGACGTTTTTGAGGACTTGGACGAAAACCCAACTAACCTTCATGCGCGTGGCGGCGCAATTCGCCCCGGCCTCGCCTCTGGTGGCATGCCTTACGACCCCCAGAATACGGGCTACGTGCCGAATAATGCGCCCACGGAAACCCCGGAACTGCTTCAGCCGAAAAGCTCGGGGGAAGCCCAGAGCGGCCTGAGCAAGGTCGCGGATATCGCCAAAATCATTGGCAGCTTCATGGCGAATGGCGGCGTTGCCGGTCGGCGTGGGTACGCCAATACCGGCGCTGTCGATGTAGATCCTAAAGAAGTACTCCGTAAGAAATTGACCGAAGGGGATACTGGCCTTTCCCCTGAAGATGCCGCTGGCATCGGTCAGATCTTCTCGCCCGCGAGTGTCTCCGGTGGTGCGCCCGCAGGCACCCGAGAGGTCCAGCCGGGGCTAGTGCCCCCAACACCCCGCAACCCCGAGGATAGACCCAATATTGCTCCTACAGAGAGAAGGGCTCTCGTTCCTACCGCTGCTGGAACGGCTGAGCTTGGCCCGACTGAAAAGTACAATCCCGAAGACTTTTTTGGCTCGAACATTGTTCCGCGAGAAAGCGCCGGTCGCCAGTTTGATAAATACGGAAACCCGCTTACGTCAAGCGCTGGCGCTATTGGTATTTCTCAAATGCTGCCGTCAACGGGTCCGGAAGCTGCCGCTTTGGCCGGGGTGAGGTGGGATGAAAACCTCTTCTATAATAGCCCGGAGTATAACGAAAAGTTGGGGCGAGCGTATTTCAATAATCTGGTGAACCGGTACAACGGCGACACCACTTTGGCTTCTGCCGCTTACAATGCAGGAATGGGGAATGTCGATAAGGCAGTTGCCCGCGCTAGCGCAAACGGCGGAAGCTGGACGGATTATTTGCCCGGCGAGACCCGCAAGTACATTTCGGGCATGCCCGACGGCATCTCATCTGCCGCCTACAATGCAGGCAGCGGCAGTGGGGGGGCAGGAAAATCGACTGAAGGTGGGTTGCTGCCTGCCGACTGGCAGGCGGGGATCGATAAATTCAACCAGTGGGGTAAGGATAACGAGAGCTTTATTGTCCCGCTGCTCTCTGGCATTGGCGGCATGCTTTCGTCTGCCAGCCCGACGCTTGCCGGTTCTATCGGTTCTGGACTAGTGGCTGGGTCGAATAGCTTTAGCGACATCTTGAACGCGCAACAGTCGCGTCAGCTTCAGTCAGCTGAGGCAAATGCCCAGATGGCTACGCTGGTCCGTCCAGATCCGAATAACCCGGGCTTCTACCTAGTTTACAACCCGAAGACTGGACAAAACGTTCTCATGGACATGGGCCAGCTTTATAAGCTTGGGCTGAAGCCGCCGCCCAGCGGCGGGCTCTCTCCAACCCCTCCCGCCACCGAAACAACCCCGGACGGCGGTTTGGTTCCTCCTGCCGAAGTCCCAGCAGGAGCCCCCGCCACCGACGCTCCTGCGGTGCCTGCGGTGCCTGAAATAACGACCCCGCCCACACCCCCGGCGGTGCCGGAAGAGCGCCCCCTCCCCCCGGAAGTAGATCCGCTTCCCGCTAATTACAATTTCAAACCGAATATTATCGATCCAGAAGGGTATGACTTCCCGGCTATGTCTGTCAGCATTAGCCCGGAGTCGAGAGCCATTGCCGCCAACCCGCCCACGTTTAACCACAACGCTAATAATGACGTCTTGATCAATCTGTCTGACCACGTAAATTATAACAAGTACATTTCCGCTAGAAAAGACTTGGCCGATTTATCGCAAGCGCTCGGCACGATTGCTGGGCTTGGTGGGTTTTTAGCCGCTGGTAGCTCACCAGAGCTACGCGCAGAAATTGGGAAATTTGCAGCCACAGTTAACCGCATGTTTGGACAAGAAATTAACACCAATATCGCTGACGGTAATGCCGCCATTGATGTGATAAACAAGATTACACAACTTTCAGGCTCTGGTATCGCGGCTGAGCGCGGTCAAATGGCGGGGGCAATAATCGAGGGTCTCCAGAAAGCATTGCCCTCTATGCAGACCGAGCCGGCGGCGGCTCGGAAGGTGATGGCCAAACTGATGATTGATGCTCAAAGACCGATTGATCAACGTAATTACTACACTAAGTGGGCTCAAGAAAACAATACCATGCTTTCTGGAGCTGATATTGGTTTTAGCAATGATATGATTTCTGTGTATAATCATGACAACGGCCCCCTCCAAGAGGCCATGACACCAATCCAAGTTAAAGACTTGGATGGTAATATGCGTACAATGACGCCTATCCAAGCCTTGCATGAACATATAGTTACCCCGGCTCATTTTAATGAGATGTTCCCCGGTGTAATTCGCTACTACTCCTTGGGATAGTAATATGGCAAATTTTGCGCCGAATGCATTCTATGATGCTTGGAAGAAACAAAATGAAGAAAAGGCTGCAGCGCAGCCTGCGCCGGGGGCTGGCTCTGGGCTCCCGCCTGATCTAAACCCGTTAAAACTTGGAACTGTGGCGGCTGACCTCGATGCGGCGTGGCGCTCGGAGCAGGCCCGGAGGGAGGCTGATCGCCCCCTTTTGGATCGCGCCGTGGGGACGGCTCAGGCCGCTATCGGGGGCGTCGGGCAGGGGATCATTGGCACGGTTGGACTTCCCGCTGACATCTCAAACTTGGCCCGCACTTATGGCCCTGCGGTCGGCTCTTGGCTTTACAATCTGCCGGGCGCCGCTGCAGGCACCGCAGACCCGAATAAGGCGTTTATGTCAGAGGTTGAGAAAGCCCGCGCTGGCATGACGCCGGACGAGCTTGCCGGAAGAACGGGCAATGTTTTTGGCATGAACCTTCCTACCGGCGAAGCCGTGGTGCAGGGCGCACGTGAGGCAGGTGTCCCCTTCATTAATTACCAGCCCCAGAACGACTGGGAGCGTGGGGTTATGGACGTCAGCAAGTACACTGGCGCTGCTTTGGCGGGTCTTCCCGTCGGCGGCGCTGCTGGGCTCGTTGGCGGCGGTCTTCGTGGCGCCGTTGCTGGCACCCGCGTTGCTGCGGGTGAAATTCTTCCCGCAACTTTGGCTGGCCTTACTGCCCAAGGCGGGAAGGGCTTTACTGAAGCTACCGGCCTTAAGGGGACGATCCCGGGCGCTGCAATCGAGTTCGCATCTGAATTGCCCGGATATGTCATGGGCAAGGCCGTCACTAAGGGGCCTTGGAGTTCAGCGGCTAAGAGCGCGGCAACATCCCTTGCAGATCCCGTTGTGGCTGGTCAGTTGCGAGATCCTGAGATTGCGCGTTTGGCGAAGGAGGCTGCGCTTAAGGCTGCTCAGAGGCCCTATTATGAAGGCCTGACGCCTCGCGCTGCCGATGTCATTCCAGAGCTTCGACCGGTTCAGGCTGCTGTTGAGAAATTCGCAGATTTGCCTGAAAAATCGCCCCTTCATGAGGTCGGCGTTAAGGCAAGAGAAAATAACACCGCGCGGCTTGCCGAGCTACGCAATATGGGCGCCCATCTTGATGAGGAGATTGACTTAGCCCTACCGTTCTATGCAGAGCCCAAGGCCATCCCCAGCACCATTGATACGGCATCAAGCGCCGCTGGTAAATTCCAGCAGCGCATTAAGGATGTCGAAGCCAATGAGAACCAGCTTTGGTCTAATCCCGCTATGGCTGCTGCGGAATATGATGCTACCGCTGCACGCAATGCGTTTGAAAGTGTTGATCCATCTATCCGCAGTGGACTCAGTGTTGCTGAAGATTATTTTCTTAACAAAATGAGCCCCAATGGGACGCTTTCTGCAAGCCAGTTGAAGCTTATTCGTAGCGATATTGGCGCAAAATTAGGAGCCGCCCCAAGTGGCAGCATTGAGCAGAGCGAACTGAAGAAACTTTATGACGCTCTGTCTAATAATTTGTTTGATGACAAAAACCTGACCTACACTTCGGCGCAGTGGATCGATAACGCGGGCGTTGGAGACGCTTTTAAAGCCGCTGTTGATGCCACTCGCACTAAACACGAGATTTTTGGCGATCCCAATACTATTTTGGGAGCGTTGGCGTCTCGCAACAAGGCGGGGGAATTTGGCAGTCCTCAGGACTTCATGGACCTATTGACCCGTGGTGATATCAACACAAACCTCCGCGATCTGCGTCGTGCTGGCGTCAACATCGATGCTGAGGTGAAGGATTACGTTCTGGGCGGTCTTCTTTCCGAAAATAGCGGGCAGCTTACCCGCCTTAATGAGACGGTTCTTCGCCGCTTCATGGCAGATGACCGTAACAGGATCCTTATTGAGAACGTGCCCGGCTTGAAGGATGAATTAACGGCTTTGGCTGGCCTCACCGCCAAAGACCGTATCCGCATGGATTTGTCTAATGTGCTTGGGTCTGTGGATCAGAAGCCTGCGGCCCTGTCTGGCTTCATCCGCAGCAACCGGGATGAGCTTGATAAGGCTTTCACGTCGCCTGACCAGCAAGAATTGCTCGATGGCATGCAGAACTCTGCCGCTCTTTTTGAGGGCGTGAAGTCTGGCACGATCAAAATGAACGATCCGGCATTTTTGAACGCTCTCAAGGAGAGGCCGATCTTTTCGATGCTGTATGGACAGTTGGCCGCGCTTCCTATCGGAACGCTTACTCAGGCGGTGAACATTTTCCCGTCGATTGCAGCCTTCAAAAATTTTGGGTTTCTCCCCGCCATGAATGTTGCGGCGGACCCGATAAAGACGTTTGACGTGCTCTACAACAAGTCTCGCGCGCATGCTGGTCAGGCTCTTCTTGATATTCTGAGCGATCCATCTAAGGCGGCGCTTCTCGCTGGCCAGCCCACGCCGGAGAAGATGAACAAGCTGAATGAATTTTTTAAGGACAGCCTGAAAGCGGCTGGAAAGCTTGGAGCAATCTCTTATGTCGGGCAGCAGGAGTACGCCCCCGAACTTCCTCAGCCGCCTGACTTTTACGAGAATGCCCGTAAAGCGGAGTGGGAAAGATACTACGAGCAAAACCCCGGCGAGAGACCTGCCGCTGGCAGTATGTTTGCCGGTGGGCGTATCGGGCGCCGGAGCGGTGGCCGCGTGGGCAATCCGGGGTCTGCTGCGGACAAGATGATTAGGGCTGCAGAGCAGGCGAAAAACAGGCATAGTGACGGGACCAGCCCGCTGCTGGACGTGCCGGATGAGGCCATCACCAAAGCCCTCGCAATTGCGAATGAGAAGATCTGATGAGCAATAGCATTACCGCCAACAAGAACCTCGTCGTCCAGACGTACAACACGGCTAATGGCACCCTGCCGACCAGCGCCGTTTTGACCTCCGGGTT